GCTAAGGTTTTAGGTATGGATATGATTTTTAACTACCGGGAACAGGAGAATATGATACGCCCACAAGGGTACATAAACAGCACGGCAGCGCCTAGTTTTGTAATGTACGCTCCGGAACTCTATCAAGGAAGGATCCAAGCGTTAACAGAACGTGTTATCCCCACTATAGATCAACTCCAACAAATTAGGATTAAGATTCAGCAATTCATTGCTAAAGCAAAACCTAACGGTATTTTTGTTGATGTAGACGGCCTTCAGGAGATGGATTTAGGAGAAGGACAATTTTTTTCTCCTTTAGAACTTATTAGGTATTATGATGAAACTGGTAATTTACTAGGAACCCGGAGAACTGCGGAGGGGGGCTTTGCTACCGGATCCCTCCCTATTCAGGAGTTAAACAATGGGAATATAGCTGGTCTGGAGCAACTTATGAACGCTTATAATTTTTACTTAAATCTCTTTAGGGAGTTTATAGGTATTGGTAAAGGAGCAGATGCTACCCTCCCCGACCCCCGTACCTCTGTAACAGCGTTACAACAAAATCAGATTAATTCAAATGTTGCTACCAGATATATTTTAGAGGGACAGCTTAAAATTACTCAAAATCTTTGTAATGGTTTGGCTTTAAGGTTAAAGGATATCTTTAAGTACTCTAACCTTAAAAAGGCTTATATCAATTCAATAGGTAAAATAAATGTTGATGTAATTAAATCTTTAGAGAATCTTCATTTACATGATTATGGTATCAAAGTTATGTTAAAACCTGATGCAGAGGAGAAAGCTATTTTAGAGCAAAACATACAAGCTGAAATCGCTGCAGGAGGTATTTCTACTACAGATGGTATAGACATTAGAAAAGTTGGTAATCTAACACTTGCCAATGAGATGTTAAAAGTTCGTAAAAAGAAACATGAAAAAGAATTACATCAACGTGAGTTAGAAAAGATACAGGCTCAGGGAGAAAGTTTAACGCAATCTTCTCAAGCTGCTTCTGAGGCTAAGAAACAAGAGATTATGCTGGAAATGGATGGTAAAAAGAACTTAGTTATAGAGGAACGTCTTAATATTACTACTCGAATTAAAGAGGAACTAGCTGCTAATAAAGAACTTATGATGTTAGAATATTCTTTAAAAACACAAGAGCAGGCTGTTGTAGCTGATATTACTAAGGATAAAGAGAAATTTAAAGAGGATAGAAAAGACAAGCGTACTGCTATCCAGGCTACCCAACAATCTAAAATGGTAGAGCAAAGAAAAGGTGAAAAAACTAAGCCCATAGATTTTGAATCTGAGTATGCAAATATGGAAGGTGAGCTCAATGTTGGTACGTTTAGGGTGTAAAAAAAAGTGCTTTATTTTTATATATACATTTGTTTCCAACCAAATTAAATAGAACTAATGGCATTATTTAGAAACATTAATGACCCTAAAAGTAGGGCTGTTGATATCATATCTCAAATTAAACCAAAAACAGAGGAAATGGTATCAGAAGAGGCAGTTGAAGATGTAGTTGAGAACCCCCCTACTCCGCAAGAGGTCACCCCGGAAGTAGAATCCACACCCCCTACCCCACCGGAAACTGAACCAAAGGTTCCGGAGAAGGTCAAAAGTGAGGATAACACTACTCCCCCTTCTATAGAGGAAGATCCTGTAAGGAAGGACAGTGTAAAAGAAGCCATAGAAGATCCAAGCGCTACACCTGTAAAGGAGCAAGGAGAATCACACGCTAAGATTGATGAGCAAACTATGCTTTCTTTTTTAAGCGAGAAGCTTAATAGAAAAGTAGAGAGTTTAGAGGACTTAACAATTACAGAGCAACCGGAAATAGATCCGGAAGTAAAGCAATTACTCGATTGGAAAGAAAAAACAGGCTTAAGTTTAAGCCAATGGCCTGAGTACAACAAAGATTTTTCAAAAATGGGGGATTTGGAAGTTGCTAGAGAGATTTTAGCGCAAGAGTACCCAAATCTAACTAAAGAAGAAATCAATTACTCTTTGAGGGACTATATTTATGATGAGGATTTAGATGATCCAAATGATAAGGTTAAAAAAAATATAGAACTCAAAAAGTTAGCTCAAGAGGGAAGAGCATCTTTAGAGAAAAAACGTTTAGAATTAACTTCTACACAAAATTCAAAACTTTCCCAGGAGCAATTGGAAGATTTAGAACTCGCTAAAACTGTTAAACAACAGCAACAAGAGGCACAAATCAACCATGAAAAGTATAAAAAAAAGCTACAAAATGCAGCTTTGTCTTTAGAGCCTATCAATTTACAGTTGACAGATGATTTAACTATTAAGTATGACGTTTCTGAAGGGGAACGCAAAGCGCTACCAGATTTAATATTAAATATGCCTACTTGGTATAATAAAGATGGTTCATTAAATCATGCAAATATTGTAAAAGATGGTTTAAAAATCAAGGATTTTGATGCTATAGTACAAAAAGCATTTAACCAGGGCGTAGACTTTGGTAAGGAGAGTAAAATAAAAGCAGATAAGAATATAACTATTGATACTGCTTCTCACCCCCTTACACCAAATGATGCAGAGAAGAAAGGTAATATTACTCAAGTTATAGATAAAATTTCAGGTAATCGAGGTAATAAGTTGCGTTTTGGGAAGAAAAAATAATTATTAATTTAAAAAACTTTTAAAATGGCTTTAGCCCCTACCCCCACATATCAGATACAGCCGAGTTCGATCAAAACACCAACTACTACAAATTACATTGATATTTTTGATTACACAACTCAGTTTGCACCTGACGCCTATGAAAAATTAGTTTCTATTTATGGGGATCAATCTCTAACAGGAATGATCTTTAATATGGGAAACGAAGAACCTATATCTTCTGACCAGTATATTTGGACAGAAAAAGGACGTTTACACACTGCTTATACAGATGTGACAAGATCTGGAAATGTATTTACAAAAGCTGACCACGTTTATCGTGTTGGTGAAGTTGTAGCTGTTTCTGGGAATTCTAACTCACAACTAGGACGAATCACTGCAGTGACTGCTTCTACTTTTACAGCTTTGCCTTATAAAGCTGCTGGATGGTTAGTAGGAACAACTGCCCTCCAAACTTTTATTAATCACTCAGAATTTCAAAAGAATTCTAGTGGTATGAACGGAAGTCTAGAGACGGATTTTACTGTTTTACGAAATAAGCCTATCATATTAAGAGATAACTACTTAGCTAGTGGTTCAGAGGTTACTCAAGATTCCTGGGTACAAACAGATACCGGAGGTTTTGTATGGTATTTACAATCTGAGTTAGATAGCCGTCGTCGTTTTGAGGATCGTGTTGAACTGGCTATGCTTCAAGGTGAAGTCTCTGAAGCCGGAGCAGAAGCTGGAGCTGCCGGTTATGAAGGTACTGAAGGTGTTTTTGCTTCAATCCGTCAAAGAGGGAATGTTTTTGATGGTATTGCCTCTACTCTAGCAGATTGGGATACTATTTTAGATCGTTTTGATAAACAGGGTAAAATACGTGAGTATTTCTACTATGTTGATAGAGCGCAATCTTTAGCTATTGATGATCTTTTAGGGACATTAAATGCTGGATATTCCGGAGGTATTTCTTTCGGTCTTTTTGATAATTCAGAAGAAATGGCTGTAAATTTAGGTTTCTTAGGTTTCCGTAGAGGAACTTATGATTTCTATAAATCAGACTGGAAAGTCTTAAATGACCCTACTTTATTAGGAGCGGTAGCCCCTGCAGATGGTAAGGTAAGAGGTTTATTAGTACCTTATGGAGACACTGAGGTTTACGATGGAACTTCTACTATGGCTGATAGAATTACACAACCTTATTTATCTGTTAAATATCGTGTAAAAGGTCAGGAAAATAGACGACATAAAGCATGGATCACTGGCTCTGTAGGTATTGCAGTTCCAACAGATGATAATGACCACATGCGAGTAAATCACCTGGCAGAAAGAGGAATTTGCACTATTGGCGCAAATAACTTTATGATTTTTGAAGGTGCATAATACCTTATAGCTTCGTTTTCAAACAATTACCCCTCCCCACCTAAAGGTTAAATCCAGATAGGGGAGGGGTTTATGCTATAAAAAAGGGAGAAAGTTTACACCTTCTCCCTAACAGCTATTAATAGCGTCTAACCAGTATAGCTTTATTTGATTTAGATGTTTTTAATTTCTAAACCAGATAACCATTTCCTAAATATAAGAATAATTATTTAAAGGGGATATAACCTCTTAAAAGCCCCCTTTGTTTTGTGTTTAAAAGTCCGTTTTAAAAATCTCTGTGAACCCCTGTTATCACTACCGGAGTAGGGGCTAAAATCTAAAAGGGGGAGGGGCTACAGACTAAAAAAAAGTGCGTTGTATTGGGTTGTATATTTGGTTAATTATAATTAAACCAAATCTAAAAATGGACACAACAAAAAAAGCACCGGCAAAAAGAAAAGCTACACGCATTGTTAAGAAAAATAATTCTCCAAACAATATAAAAGTAGATGTTTCAGGTATTAGTGAAGTTAAGAATTTTTCAGCTAAAACGTACAAGCTTACAAAAAACCAACCTCTTTCTTTTTTACTTAATGTGGGTAGGAATAAAAAATTGTTGGTTTGGGATGAAGAAACTAACAGTAGCAGAGCTATAAGGCATTGCCCCAATGAAAGGACAATTTGGCTCGATGAACAAAGCAATGAAAATGCTGTAGTTGAGCCTATTGTTTTTACTAAAGGATTTATACATACAAGTGAAAGAAATCTTTACACTCAAAAATTCCTAGAGGTTCATCCTAAAAATGGGGTTCTTTTTGAGCTAGTTAATGCGGAGGCTGATGCTAGAAGCGTAGTAAGTCATGAGGATATTGTTTTAGATGTTAAGCAAGCTATTAGAGAAAAAGTAAAAGAGGAGGGAGGTGTAGAAGCTTTACGTGCTGTAGTGGCTGTTTTAACTAGCGATGCCGGAGGCGCTGCAGTTATGACCCCTTCTGAATTACGTTTTGCAGCTTATGAAGCTGTAGACACAAATGTTCATCGTTTTATTGACGATAATAAACGTATCACCATTTTTGATGATGCGGATATTAAAAGAACAGCTATAGCGCAGCATGCATTTTTATCAGGTGTGATACAAGTTAGTCCTAATGGCAGACAAATAATTTGGTATGACACTAAAACACCTATCTGTAACATACCTATGGGGTTAAATTATTTAGAAGTTTTCTCTGAGTTTTTATCTACCGAGGCAGGCATGCAGGTTGCTGTAGAGTTAACTAAGCGGTAAACTTTAAAGTTTTAGTTGAATACCTTTAAAATAGAAGGTAATGATAGATACTGTATACCAGCTATTAAAAACAATAGTAAATAAGGAGCTTAGGGGAAATTTATCCCCGGCTGAATTTAATTTAATTGCAAAGCAAGCCCAGGAGAGTATTTTCCGAGGGTATTTTGAAGATGCAAATCGTGATAAAATTAAAGAAAACAGAGGTCTTACTAACAAGAACTTTGCAAATTTATCTTTATACCAAAGACAGCGCATTGAAAAATTTTCGGCTTCTTCTTCTCTTACTTATAATGGCTCTATTTCCAGGTTTGATCTTCCTACAGATCTTTATTTTATTAAAGATAGAGGGGTGGCATATAATGGAAATGTTGTAGATGAAGTACAGAGTTCAGATATAACCTTTTTAAGTGCTTCCTCTGCAGGTGCTAGTGAAACTTTTCCGGTTTATGAGCTTTTTGATACATCTATAAAGGTATTACCGGCTACTATAATTACAGGTGTATCGTGTCAGTATTTGAGGGTACCAGCAAACCCTAAATGGACCTATATAATAGTATCAGGAGTGGAGATGTTTGACAGCACTTTATCTGACTATCAAGATTTCGAATTGCACACCTCAGAGTTTACTAACATAGTAATTACAATGCTCTCTTATTTTGGTATAAATATCAGGGAAACAGAGGTAACGCAGTATGCTGAAGCTTTGAAACAAAAACAAATGATTGAGGAGGAACAATAATGGGGATACCAAGATTTACAGATTTAGATGCTTATTATGGCGATCAGGACCAGTGGGGACAGTACCAGTATGTCTCTCTAAAGGATTTGGTGAACAATTACATGTTCATGCAAGGGGATGATTCTAATACCTCTATTACAAGTAGAAACCGTGTGGTTTTTCACGCTAAAAGGGCTATACAGGAATTATATTTTGATGTGGTTAATGAAATCATAGCTGTAGAAATAGAATTAAGCCCCAGCTTAACTTTAGCTCTCCCCCATGATTATATAAATTATGTAAGGATTAGCTGGGTAGACGAGTGTGGTAAGCTACACCCACTAGCTGTGGATAATTCTTATAATTTGTCTCAAGCTTATTTACAGGATAACGACTACAATTTTTTATTTGATAGTCAGGGGGATATTTTGCAGGGATCCCACATACAGAACAGACCCGGTTGCAGTCCTTCACAAACTCAGGATTTTTCAGTAGATGGTTCAGAGAGTTATGTTTTTCCTTATTACTATGAGAGTGGCCCTTATAATACGGATCGTTCTAAAATCTTTAAAAACGGGTCTTACAAAATAGATAAAACCAGAGGAGTTATACAGTTTTCTTCAGATGTTGATGGGAGGATTATTGTTTTAGAGTATCTAAGTGATGGTCTTTTTCAGAGGGAGGATTCTGATATCATGGTTCACAAGTTTTCAGAAGAAGCGGTTTACTCTTATATCTATTGGATGCTTATTAGGATGAGACGTAATATTCCTCAAAATGAAAAGCAAAGTGCAAGACGGGATTATTTCAACTTCAGAAGGATTGCAAAAAGACGTATTAAGCCTTTACGATATGAGGAAGTGAGACAAGTATTAAAGGGCTCTAGTAAGAATATTAAGGATTAAAAGCATGGTTAAAATTAAAAACACTTTTCTTAGGGGGAGGATGGACCAGGATCTTGACTCACGTTTAGTCCAGGAGGGGGTTTATACTAATGCTTTAAATATTCAAGTTTCAACAGCTTCTGACAATGATGTGGGGGCTGTAGAAAATAGCCTTTCTAATCGAAAACTTACTAATCTTGATATAGGCAGTAACGCTAAAACTCTCGGGATGTATTTTGATTCTGTAGGGGAGAAAATTTATTATTTTTTGACTACAGATTCTGGGGATTATCTTATAGAATACTGTATAGATGAAGAGAGTGCCGAGTTTGTGCTTATTGACACATCTGCAGGAGTTCTTAATTTTGATGAAAACTTTCTTATTACGGGGGTTAATTTAGTGGTGGATAGTGATAATGGAGTACGTCTATTACTTTGGACAGATAATTTAAACCCACCACGTCAGATTAATATTGAAAGGGCTAAGACTTATGGAGCTAATAATTTTACAGATTTAGAGATAAGTTTAATAAAAC